ACGATAGGCTTATCTGTTTGCTTACTCTCTCCTCCAAAGATAACATGCACATTGTTATCTACATCGAATCCGTAATCAGAAAAGTCCGAGCGAAGCTGATGCACAAGAGAAATGGTAGGCACAAGGATAAGGATACTACCTGCATAATACTGCGAGATCAGATATATGATTAATGATTTGCCGCTAGCAGTAGGAGAAACGAGAACACCACGGCTATTACGAACAGCAATAGCGAAAGCACGAAGTTGATGATCGTGAGGTACAAACGGAAGTTTAAGGCCCTCTGCGAATTCTTTAGCCTCTGCAAGGGAATATTCCTCTGTTATATTAAAGTTACACTCGATGGTATAATCGCGTTCTTCAGCAAATCGAATTATCTCTTGAGCAAGCCCAACATACGTCTGCATGTTGCGAGAATTGAGCAAGCGGATTTTTCCATCCCAAACTCTAGCTTTGAACTTAGGAGAAAACTTAGCGCCAGGAACTTCGAATGTTAAATGATCTGATAGCTCTCGCGCGAGGCCAGGATCTGCGTCTACTTGCATCCATGCTTCATTTATCTTGCGCAGGAGTATATCAGAAGCCATTCGTGAACTTTCTCCACTCAATGGCGGACTTAATATCGTATCCTCGTTTGTGGATACACTTCATGATTTCCATAATCACTTCTACTTTTTCTTCTAGAATGGCTATTCTAGTGTCGATCTTAAGGAGATGTTCATCAGCATCGATATATCCCTGCACCTCATTCTTCAATACCTTTTGAAGAAAAGGAGGACGATCGAGCTTTTCGAGATCTTCTGGATTGTTAAGATGACCTAGATAATAGTCGCGAAGATTATTGTATCGTGACTTTTTCTGAATCATAATCAGCCTGAGTTGGCTTCGTGTTTCCGACAACAAACGATTATATTTGGCGTGAAGGGACGATATCGCTAAGGAATTCGTATCCAACGCAAGATCGTCGTACTTGGCGTCGTTTTCCCACATTTCGTAGATTTCTTCAAGTTTCATTTTATAATGATACCACGAATTAATTAGATTGTCAAGATCAATATTAGCCTTGACAACTCAGAGTTTGAGTGATATAATAGAGATGTGATAAACGGTAATACTACGTTTCGAGAACATACTTACGATAGCGGAACGTAACAGATGCTTCCAAATACTCCAGCGTAGTATTCGTAGAATCGAAGTTCAATTCTGTTAATCCGATTGGGAATAGATCATAAAAGAATATGTTCTTATTCACGTTCTTATTACTGGATAAGATCGATAGAACTGCATCGGATACGAATGTAGCCGCAGCGCCTGCAGGACGATAGAGTGGCATATCTTTACGAATTTGATTTGCAAGATCCGTAGTTTGTTTAAGGCTTTCGGGATGTCCCATACCTTCAATCCAAGACTGAATCTCAAAATAGTTCACTAGATCTTCGTCCACTTTAAATCTAATCACTAGTGGATCGTATGTAATTCTATCACCAACACGAGGAATAAAGGCTAATGGCGTAGGAACTTCAATCACTCCGATTGATACCGAAGGAATAGCTACAGCCTGACAAAAGTAATTAACATTAGGCATTCTTTTCACAGAAAAACGAAATCCGTTCTGTGCAAGAAAATTGATATTCGTAGGTTGATTATCTAATGCGCTCATATCACTATTTAGTCAATAAAAAGGGGAGCATTTCTGCTCCCCAGTTTGCGGCTTGAAACCGTCTTGTATTGCCTCGCCTTTGAATCAGCGAGGTTTTGATTACATCAAGTTGGTTACTGCTACGAAGCGGTAATACGTGTTGTAACCCTTTGTAGCTGGGTTTCCGATAACACCATCGGCTGAAGACGTTGCGAATGGGTTGGCTACCATGCCGTAACGTGTCTTGAAGCCGATCTTTGGCTGGAACGAATCCTGACCGATAGCGCGAACCATCTGGAGAGGAACGTATGGGCAATAGAACAGACCAGCGTCAAAAGCTGAAGCGCCTTTGTAGCCGAGTGTGAAATACTGCTTACCAGTTGATGAAGTGAAGTATGGGTCGATGTAGACCTTGATACGACCATTCAGAACACCAGCGAAAGTGTTACCCGTGTCATCAACATTCAGATTGTTAGCAAGAGCTGGGGTATAATCCAGAACACCAGCCATCTGAAGAGCAGAAGCAACATCGGATCCGCAGATCAGGATATTACCCTTGCCGCGACGAGTTGCCTTAGCAATTTGGTTAGATTCGCGCTCGATCTGGAAAAGCAGACCCTTGAACTTCTCAACCATCCAACGACCGTTTGAGTCAACGTCCAGATTGAACGTTCCTGCGGTTGTCGTATTTTCTGTAGCACCTGCGGTAGCAGTGTAGTTGATTGTACGAACAACTTCACGATTGATTTCCGCGAGGATTTCAGCAGCGAGGATGTTTGACAGTTCCGTCTCAGCGTCCAGACCATGAATGGCCTTAAGATCCTGAGCGAGTTCCATCGTGTACTCAGCCTTCAGAGCACGAGAAACAGCTGTAACAGCTACCTTCTCGATCGAGAAAGCCATTTCTTGGAATTGATTGGTCGAACCGTCACCGAGGCGTTCAGCCTGGTTACGAGTCATACCAGTCGAAACGGTATACGAAGAAGTCGCAGCATCACTTGTACGAGCCGTAGGATCGTTCGATGACTGTGTGCGACCAGTCGAAGAGTTACCAACAACGAGACGTGAAGCTGTGTTACCAGCAGCTGCGCCAGAGAACGTGGTGTTGGCTTCGTTGAAGAGAGCTTCCGTTCCGCTCTGTGAAGTGAAACGCGAACGCATTGCGAAGATAAGTCCGGTAGGACCAGTCATTGGCTGAACGCCGCAGATATCGTAAGCAATGAGGTTAGGCATAGAACGACGAACCAGCGAAATAAGAACTGGATCGAAAGTATCTACAGCGCCGTCACCAGCTGTTGAACTCGAAGAGTTCATTGCGTTGGTTGGAGCAGCTTCGCCGAGCAGACCAGGAGCGCGATAGCCGCCTGAACCGAATCCGTCTTCACGAGCAGCTCTCTCCTGGTTTTCCAGAAGCTGTGCAACTACGCTACGCTTGTGTGTATCCTTAATGGGAGCCAGATCAGGATGTTCCAGGACTGGCTGCCACTTCTTCTGAACAGTTTCATTCAGAGATTGCATGTTAATTTCTCCTATTACGTTTTAAATTACTTTTTGATACCGCGAGTGATCGCAGACATGTAAGCAGCCATTTCAACTGGGACCTGTTTTTCGACGAAATCATCGCCCACTGGTTCCTCATCGAGAGTTACGCTTTCGGTCAAAGACCCGGCCGAAGTCTTTGAAGGGAAGTAGCTCTCACGAAGGGTAGCAATCTTCTTCTTGTATGTATCAACATCTTCGAAGTCAACTGCTTCAGAAAGAGATGACAGCTTTGCTACTTGCGTATCCGCCAGGCCTTCTGAAACTTCTGCAAACGCAAACTCGCGTTCGAATTCTTTAATCTGAGCAGTAAGCTCAACATTCTTCTCGATCTCTTCGTTGATTGCACTCTCAAGCACTTCTACCTTAGTAGCAAGCTCTTCTGCAACATCAACAGCCTCATCGGGAATATCGATGTAATGCTCTTGGAATAGATCCTTGAGACCTGACATGAACGATTCTACGATTTCAGCCTTAAGACCGCGCTCAATAGCGACGCTATTGTTTTCCATCCACTGCTCAACAACATAATCGAGATACGTATCAACGCGCTCTACGAGCTCTTCGTTCATAGAAGCGGTCTCTTCGGAAATCGTTGAGTTGACTTGCTCGTCAAGAGCATCAATCTGCTCGTTTACTTTTGCAAGTACAGCTGTTTCAAAAATTTCTGTTGCTTTTGTGAGGAATTCTTCAGATACTTCTGTACCAGAAAAAATTGCTTTGATGTCATCAGACACATCAATATCTTCTTTTGTGATCTTTGACATTTTTGCGTTCTTTCCTGAGTCGTGAGATACTTCAGCGACTGGCTTACTCTTTCTACCATGCATTGAATCATACGCAGAAGAAACGTCCATTTTCTTC